GGATGGCTCGACCTAGATACGAAACACAAAAGGACCTCGACAGCGAGCAAGAGATTGCCACCTTCCTTAGTCAGGCTTGGCAATGTAAATTTATCAAGCTCGAGCCATTTAAGTGGCGGGTGGATTTTTTACTTATAGGTAAGTCGAACACGTTTGCTTGGCTTGAAATCAAAACTGCGAACATGAGGTTTGGTCAATGGCCGCATACGATTGCATTTAAAAAGATCGAGGCCGCCCGAGCATTGGTGAAAACCTCGGGATATAAATTTATTCTGATGTTCAGATGCAAGGATGCCCTAGTCTACCATGTTTGGGACTTCGAGAAGGAATATAAATTCGAGTTTGGCGGGAGGACGAGAAATACACGGGACAGTCAGGACATTGAACCCGTATTCAGGATCGACCCGAAGGATTGTCAGAAGGTCGAGGGTTTCAATTGATGGCCACCCTAAAAGGAGAACTAAGAAACTTTTTTGAGAGACTGCCCGAGGGGGAGTTCAGCCACCACAATCAGGTGCTGACTCCGCTCAGTTTAATAGTCTGCAAGTACGTCGAGGACATCGAGCAGGCAGTCGAGTTGATTTACCGATTGCTCAACGGATCGAACCATCGGGACGAGCAATCAAATGAGATCAGGAAGCTCGTTACGACCGGGTATGACTATTTGGCCAATCCCAACCGGTCCACCGTAAAAAAGAAAAGAGAGGCGGTCGATGCCGGCCTTCAAAAAGCATACGTGGGGAATGAGAACACTTACGAGGAGTTCGTGCTTGCATCCGATCCAATCCCATTGAGCGGCCAGGAGGCGATTGGCGGATTGTTCGAGGATTCCGACGTGGTCTTCATTCAGCCCGAACTGAATTGCAGGCCACTCGAGTTTTGCCGAAGGGTAGGGGAGTGGAAATCGATGGACCTAAAATCCTATCAGTACATGACTCACAATCCATCGGTCCCCAATCCGACCGGGAGGAACGAGCAGAATTTGAATGGGCAAAGGAAGTACTTACTTCACGAAGTCGATGACAAGACCATAACCTTTGAACAGCAACTCGGTCTGATCAAACAACTCGAGAGCATCGTCCCTCTCAAGATGGTCGTCTCATCAGGCGGGAAAAGTCTACACGCTTGGTTTCATTGGAAACCCGGTCGAAGGGATGATTTCCTAATCCTGTCACAAAAGCTCGGAGGGGACGTGAGATTTGCAAACGGTTCGCAACTTTGCCGGCTCCCTTGGGGTACGAGGAGAAAGCAGGGTGAGCCCCTGTCAGCCGAGCAACCCATCATCTTTTGGAAGGATTGAATGAATGAATTCCTCCTTCAAGCAATGGCGGTCAGGAGATTTCTTCGACTAGGCATACCGGTCGATCAGGCTCTCAAAACGGCGGACAAGTTACTACTCGGTCGGACTGTGCTCGTTGTCCGAAATCACATAAATTCAAAACCAATGCTGATCCTGACGATTGGCGCAAAACCAATAAAATAATACCAATGGCAAAAAGAGAAGATTACCTAACCCCCGAAACACTAGCCGCCGCCGATGAGATTGACAGGGTGCTCGCAGGGATGCAACCAACCTCGACCTATCAGGAACCGGTCGCCGAGGTCCACGTCAATGATGCGATTAACGACCCGCTCCCTCCGCCCCTATTCATCGACCTCTTTCAGGTCATGGCGGAGGCATCCGATCTCTCGACTCTTCCCCCCGTCCTCCTCGAGGGCATCCTGCACAAGGGATGCAAGATGATCATCTCGGGCTCATCCAAGGCGGGCAAGACCCTAGCCCTCATGCACCTCGGCCTAGCCGCCGCAAACGGACTCTCTTGGATGGGCCACAAGATAAACAGGAAATGCAAGGTCATATATCTCGACTTTGAATTGATCCCCCGACTAGCAAAGGAACGAATAAAGGACGTTATGAACAGCCCGGCAAACGAGTACTTTCAGACTACGAACTTCAGGTATTGCGGCCTCCGAGGGCAAAAGCGTTCACTCGAAGACCTCGCCCTGCATATCCAAGCAATCAAGGACTTCGAGCCCGACATGGTCATCGTCGATCCCTTCTATAAGCTCGGCGGGGATTACGATGAGAATGATGCCGGTTCGGTATCCAAAGTCCTCGACGTCATGGAGTCATTCTCCGAGCGACTAGGGTGTGCATTCGTATATGCCCACCACTTCAGTAAAGGGAACAAGGCTGAGACGGACCACATCGACCGGGCATCCGGCTCAGGAGTGTTCGCAAGAGATCCCGACGCCATCCTCACTTTAACTCCACACGAAGAGGAGCATCACCTCGTTCTCGAGGGGTCCTTGCGAAACTTTGCCTCTCCCGAAAAGAAAGTAGTCGAATTCTCATGGCCTAATTTTATTCACAAAACCGACCTCGAACCGACTCTCAGAAAGGCCGGTCAGGCATCCGAAAACAGAAAGACGAATGAGCGCCTAGCCGACACTCTCATAAGAGAATTGAAGCTGCAAACGAGGAAGATCGATAGCCAAACAAAATTGATCGAATTACTTCAAAAGGTGACCAACATTGACATCGGAGAGAAGAAGATTAAGGCGATAATCAAGGCTTGCGGCGATAGAATTGTGCAAGAGAAACAGGGAAATGGCAACGGGATTTTGTACTCTGCAAACTTCGAGCTAGAGGCCGAGTGAGACAAAACGATCCACCACCCCCCTCCTCACCCCCCTAAAGGGGGGATATAAGAAGGAAGATGGTAAGCAATAATAATATTAAAATATAGGCTATGAAAGGTTACACCCAACAGGAGGAGGGCAGGCCCCCGCTCCTGCCCCTAACCGCTTACGCTCGGGGCAATGGGTGTAACCTCCCATAGCCTTCAAGCTCGGAAGAGTCACTCGAGAAGGAGTCCACCGCCAAGGAGTCACTCGATGAAATCCATTCATCCCGGGAGGAGGCTACAGGGGGCTTTAGGGTCAAATGTGTCCATGTACCCTCCCTTCGTATCAAAGCAAGCCCTGAGTATGCTCACGGGGCTTTAAATGGCATTCTAGGGAATGGATATGGGACTGCCGAGTGGGTATAGCTCTAAAATCGGCAGGAAGGTACTCAGGAGGGCTTTTTGGCTCTAGCACGTAAAAACATACCTTCGGCCAATCGAAAGGACGTTCTAGCACGTAAAACGAATGATCAATAGAAGGAGATCCTATTCGTCATCGCCAAGCTTACTCGCCAACTCGTCAACGATTTGACCGGCGGATGATTTGGTTTTGAGGGCGGCCTGTTGGATGCGGTCCTTCGTTGCCGGGTCGACCATGCAATGAAATCCGATTCGTTTGACTCCGGGTCGATTGGTCGGTCGGCCTGTTTGGTTTGGGCGTTTGCCTCCCCATGTCTTTTTATCGTTCATTGTGGTTTTCTCCTTTTATAGTGAATGGCCATCGTAATCAGAAAGCTCGTTATCATAGGCGGAATCATTTTGGGATAATTTCCAAGAGCGATAATCCTCTACGTCTTTAAGGTTAAGGATTTCCTCTACTTGGTCCCCATCGGGAGTATCTCCCCCAACTTCTAAAATCCAATCCTGAGTTCCTTCAATCTTTGTGAAAGACTCTTCCCAAAACTGCTCAACGAATCCTAAAGAGCCTCGTGTAAGTATCTTGAAAATCTTTGTGTATTTTCCGTGAAACTGATTGTTATGACGTGCAGTAAAGTCTGCATGATTCCTAATTAGAAATTTGTTTTTATCGTTCATTGGCAGGCTAGTCGGTAACCTTCTTCGTCAATGACCTCGATTTGAGCTAAATTCGGATGCTCAACGGCAACTATCTTTTCACTTCCCTCTAATTTAGGTAAAACTTTCTTTTGGGCTTCCTTGGAGGAATTGGCGTTAATGGAGTGGATGCCGGCAGAAGTTACCACGTGGTAGTCTTCTCCACCGAACATATCGTCTGTGTTTGTGTTGTTCATGCTCTCAATCTAGTATACCTTTACAGGAAAGCAAGTAAAACATGAAAGTATTTTCATTTGATTTATTGGTTGGTCTCCTTATGCGTTGGCGATATAGTTGTCTAATCTGTTGACCAAATCATCAATAATTGGGTTTTCTATCTCTTCCCCTGTTTGCGGATCGCAGAGTTGATTTTCTGAAAATTGAGAGAGTGCTTCCCAAATAATGTGCAGTTGATCGTTGTTTAAGTTTTCTAATGGGTTCATTGGTTTGTCTCCTTAGTTGGTTTACCACTCGTAGTCGCAATCGAGTGATTCATTGTTAGTAGAACTAGCAAAAAAATAAAACGAAACACCATCCCTGTTGCGTGGAGTTTCGTAAACTGTACCTCTGCACCATGCCTCTAAAACTTCATTGTAAGTTGGAAACTTATCAAAATGATATGAGAAATCGTCCGACTCCTCGATGCCATTTGCATCGTCAGTTATTTTATATTGGATAATAAGTGAAATCTGTGTAGCAGCGTTGTCCATACCATCAAACTAACATACCTTTACAGGAAAGCAAGTAAAACATGAAAGTATTTTCATTTAGTCCAAAAGTAAGAGATCCTCTTACGTCGAGTCGACGTCAGTAACCTCAGCCTCGACGATCTTCTCGTCCCTCATGCTCTTGAGCTCGGCCCGGACTTCGTCTAGGCTGAGTGTCTTCTTTACCTCGATGGTTTGAGTGGGCTCACCTTCATACTGCCGGTGCTTGTCGATCAGGATGCCCATCGCTATTGGGAGGATGCCGGCAGGGATTTGATCGTTGTGGAGTTTCTCGATCATTTGCTCGACTGCCATTTGGCTAGCCGTACCTATCAACCCCCGAAGATGCTTCTTCGATTCTTTCAGGACTTCGGATTCTCGAGTGCGAACTATGGCGACGGTATGCCCTGAGATTTTGCAAGCCTTTGCGACCTGCTTGATCGTGGCCCCTTGGGCTAGCATTTGAATGCACCTGGCATAGTCGGCAGGCCGCTTGTCGAAAAGCTTTTGGCCGGTCCAAACTGCGGGGCAAGTATCCTTCACCTCGAGGTTAGCCGGCAGGTTGTCAGGGAAATGGTTCGTTCTAGGTAGCTTAGTCGGCATAGATGCTATCGGTGTAGCGGTTTGAGAATAAGTCTCAATAAGGATTCAAGTCAATCACGATTAGACATAAAAACTATTGTCCGAAGTAGGAATCCCATAAAACTAGGAATAAACAAACAAAACAAGCATATACTCATAATTTTATGCGATTCCTGCCGCCCGACAGGGGGGGAGGGGGTCCAAAGACCGGCGGAACTTTTCACCAAGACCGATTGAGTCCCGTAAAAAAATTCTGACAAATTGCCCCTGAGCATACTTAACCGCTAAATCCTAGTAGTTAGCGGTTAGCCCACCCCCCGAAGCTTTTTCTTCGGTATTTTCTCCACCCCCTAAGTTACAATCCTAATGAGAATACGTTATCATTAAGCCTGTGTGTATTCATAAGGTATTGCGGCGGGGGGTTATTGGTTTTTCCTCTTGGTTATCTTTCATCGCCTGTCCGGTAACCGCATAAAAGCCGGGCATCTTTTTTATGGAATGGACCCCACATCCCGCTCTCCCCGTCCTCACCAAAGAGGAGATGCTTGCGATGAGCCCCGAACGCATCCTCGACTATTATAACACTCGAGAGACTGCCATCGAGCTAGAGAAGGTCGATCCCTACCGACATGGTTTCGAGCTCGATGCCTGGAAGCTTGCGGACGAGGAACTAAAGACTCACTCGGAGATCCTCGTCATGGGTGGAAACCGGGCATCGAAATCGTTTTGGGCCGCTCGTCGAGTAGTTCAATCCCTCGTAGAAAACCCCGGCACAATCATATGGTGCCTTACGGAGACCTCGGCAAACTCGGTGCAATTCCAACAAAAGCTCATTTTCGATGCACTCCCAAAAGAACTTAAGTCGTTGGGCAGAGGGAAGATAGGATATTTGATGTATTCATTAAAAAACGGATTCACGTCGCAAAAGTTCACTTTGAACAATTCGAGCCAATGTATTTTCCGCAATTGGAGCCAAGACATCAGCACCATCGAAGGAGGAGAGATCGGATGTCCCGCTCCACCGGTAACCGGAACTCACAACATAGGCTTTTGGGCGGACGAGCTAATTCCGATGAGTTGGGTAAATACGCTTCGCTTCAGATGCGTCACTCGTTCCCATGCAAGCCCCCATGATGGAGTGGTCCGCCCCGCATCGGGAATTATTTCCTTCACCGCCGTTGATGGATGGAACTCGGTAGTCAAATCCATGCTCACGGGAGCCCGCACGATGAAGGACGCACCGGCGGACCTCCTAGGAGGTGAGATGGTCCCCCTTATCCAACAGCCTTTGCGCAAAGCCTCCTCGATTGTTTATTTTCATACCTCGGCCAACCCGTTCGGGGGATGGGCGGCCATGAAGTCTCAACTCGAGGGCGAGAAACGGGACGTTATTTTATGCCGGGCCTATGGGGTTCCGACTGTTTTCGCATCTTTGACTGACCGCAATTACATAAAAGCGGATGACCTCCCTGACTTTAAGGATTGTAATTTCGTCCTTTCGATTGACCCGGCGGGAGCAAAGCCTTGGACAATGGTCTTGTTTGCAGTCGATCCTCATGGCGTGGCTTGGGCGATCAAGGAATTTCCCGATTTCAACACTTGGGGCGGATGGATTGACCTGACCAAGGAGAAATTGACGGGCGGGGAAGCGGCCCAACCGAACGGGTATGGCTTGCGGGATTACGTGGAGGAGATCCGCCGGATGGAAAAGGTCTGCACGGGTGAAGTCATTCGGATAATCGACCCCCGTTTGGGAGCGGCCTCCTACCAAAAGGCCGAGGGCTCGAGTAACATCATAGACGACCTGGCGGTCGAGGACATCATCGTTCAACCGGCCGAAGCTTTGGACATCGAGACGGGGCTTCAAGCAATCAACAATTTGCTCGCTTGGGATCGAAACAAACCGATGGACCTGACTAACAAGCCCCGCCTGATGATCTCGGACGAATGTCAGAACCTGATTTCCTGTATGCAAGCTTATGAGGTCGGCGACCTGAAGCATCCGACCAAGGACTTCGTGGATTGCACCCGGTATTTTTGCGTGGGGAACTTTGAATATTTCAGCGAGGCGGACATGGTGGCAACAGGTGGAGGAGGATATTAAATTATGGGAGTAGCGAAAAAGTGGGCAAGTGCGGACCGGGACCGGGTGATCTCTTTAAGGAAGAGCGGGACTAGTTGGCCGAAGATAAGCAAGGTCACGGGCATTCCTCGAGGAACTTGCCGGTCGATATGGAAGGCGACCGAGTATGCGGAGGAGGAGGCTGAACCGGCCAAGCCCGCACAGGATGAGGTCGAGGAGGCATTCGTTTTGAAGCACGTCCCGAATCCTCGTTTGATGCTTATCGGATTTCCCGGACGTGATGGCTTTGCTCGATGCGTCAAGAAACCGGAGGACAATCGCCCGGTCAAGTGCAAGTTATTGGTCAAGCGCGTGGAAGATGACTTGTACCGACTCGTTTAATGAGACTCGGTCTCAATATGAGGAGAGGGTTGATTCCCTCCTGCGCGAGATGGTCGTCGAGGAAGCCTTGGGCGCCTTGGAGGATGACCGAGACCCTCGATCATTCCCTTTGCAGGAAATCGCCGACTACCTCGGACTTGGGTTCGCAACCCTCCGAAACGTCGAACGTGAAGCCCTTAATAATTTCAAGAAATTAATGTTAAACTATGAGGAAAATGATGAATGACAATGGGATGAAAATTCAGGAATACGACTCGGCCACGCCCGACGTCGATGAATTAAAGAAGAACTTTGACAAGGCGAAAGCGAACCTTTCGTTTTGGATGGACAAGGCCGAGCAGGGCAGAGAATGCCGGTTCGAGGAATGGGCGGGCAAAAACGAGACGGGCAAGAAGATCGGCCCCGAAGCATTCCCGTGGGACGGGGCCTCAGACCTCAGCGCGCACCTAATATCACCATTGATCGACGGTGACGTGGCTCTTCTCTGCCAATCGCTCACTCAGGCCAACCTAGTGGCGGCCCCCGTGGAGTCGGGAGACATTGCCTCGGCCAAGCTCGTCTCCGAGTTCCTTCGATGGCGAATGGGCTCGATGGAAGAGCTTCAACGAGAGGCGGCCATCGGCGCGAATTATTTATTGCAGAATGGACTGACATTTTTCGGTACTAGTTGGAAACGGGAAACGACTCGGACTTTTCAATCGATCAACCTCGAGGAGATCGCCCAACAATCCCCCGAATTGGCAATGGCCATTCAAGACCCCGAGATGGCGGATGCCGTGCAAGAAATGTTTTCACAAGCCTACCCAAAACTAAAAAAGGGGCGAATAAGGCGGTCGATCAAAGAGCTCCGAGAGGAAGGTATGACCGAAATACCGACCGAAAAAGCGGTCGTAAACAGGCCGTGCGTAAAAGCGTACGAGTTGGGCAGAGAAATCATAATTGACAGCAACGTGATCGATTTGGAATCGGCTCGGGCGATCTATTGCATTCATTACTTTAGCCCCGAAGCTCTCAAGCAAAAGGTCAATGACGGTTGGGATGCCAAGTGGATCGACGAAGTCCTCGAAAATACGAAGGGAACGTATGCCGATGAAAGTTACTCGAACGGTTTGATAACTTATGGCTCGAGCTCGGGTTACGGCGTTCAGCATTTCGAGGGCATGGTCCGAGTAGTGGTCGCCTACCGAAAAGAGATCGACCCGATGGACGAAGTCCCGGTAGTCACGCAAACCGTATTTGCGGACGAGGCGGAGGGTGCGGGCTATCATAAGCCGGTCAGTTATGATGAAGGGCGCTTTCCATTCGTATGTATTTCGAGGGAAAGCCTGAACCATCGGCTTCTCGACTCAAGGGGCTATCCCGAGCTTTTGAAAGACTATCAGATTGCGGTCAAAACCGAGATGGATGCACGCCGTGATAGAGCGAGCATGAGCACGGTTCCCCCCGTCGAGTTCCAAATCGGCCGGAAGCCCGAGCGTCTTGGTCCCGGTAGTCAGGTTCCCGTCCGCCGGCGTGGCGAAGTAGGATTTTTGGAGATCCCGAAATACAGCCCTGCATCAATGGAGGTGGAAATGCAACTCCGCCAACTTGCCA